CATCAGTTCCAGTTGCTGATTTTAATGCTGGTGCTACTATACCAGCAGTATCACTTGTTACATTGGCATTAAAACTTACTAGGAATGTACCACCGCCTATGATAGTAAAATCACTACCTCCTGGCATATATTGTAACCAACCGCAACAATTAGCACTATTTGTCCTTAAATCTACTGTATCAAAGTTAATATTATCGGTATTAGAAGTTAGTATTTCTGGTGTTGTTTCTATTGCTTGTATCATTATATCTCTCCTCTCATAATAAATAAAGAGATAGAACTATGCCTATCTCTCGTTTTCCCTATAAAGGGATTCCGTTAGCAAGTTCTCTTATTGAGTTTGTCTTACGACTTTATGCTATTAAATAATATTTGTTGCCATACCACATCCACATCCATTGTTGCAAGTGAATATTGGTGTTCTACCATATACTGGAGTGCTTGGTACTGGGCAGTTGCTTAATCTGTTGTATAATGCATCAACTTCATTAGCAAAGCCTTGTGCAATAAATGAATTTTGTGCAATTTGACTAGCCTTTAAGTCAGCCATATCTAGTTGTCTTTGAAGGTCTAAGATTTTTTCATTCTTAGCATCAATCTTGTCATTGCATAACTGGTCTAATATTCTTTGAGTATTTGCAGTTTGATTGATTAACACATCTTTCAAACCATCTGCAAGTGCTGCCCTATCTGCGCAATTTTCACTTAATATAGTTGAATTTAAGTTAGCAATTCCTAACCTATTTTCACAACAACAATCAGCGAATTGTCTGCTTAAATCAAACGCTGTATTCATATTTGCCATTTGTCTATTGTTAGCACTTATTTCTGCATTATAGAAACCATTGCTTACAGTTTGGTTCATGTCAGCACAGCAGTTACATAATTGGTTAGATAGACTATAAATTCCACTATTTACAGTATCTAGTTGATTGCTAAGGTGTAATGTGTCAAAACCATTGTTGGTGTTTTGCATAATTTCTTTTTGACCATTTGATAGCCAAGCATAGCCATTATCGAAACTATTTCCACCAAAACCACCCCAGCCATTACCATTATTGCCCCATCCAAATAATAAGGCAAGCAAGATAATAGCCCAGATACCATCACCACCAAAGAAGCCACCATTGCCTCCAAAACCACCATTACCATACATTACTGGGAATGGGTAAAAACCATTGCCATTATTGGTTGCTAATTCTACTGTTGGTTGAATTCCGTTGTTCATAATTCACCTCCTTTCTACACTTTTTATATCAATTTACTTGATACCATATTTATTTAATTGTTCATCAGTAATACCAAAACCATTAGCAAATTGTCTAAACTGTTGTAATTGCTCTGGCGTATATTTGCTAGTCATATCACTTAATATCTTGTTAGGGTCATTTTTGCTTTTTACTAGGCTTTGAAACTGCTGAAACATTTGTGGATTCCTCATCTTGAGTTGATTCTGTAATTGATTTATCAATAACATTTGTGGATTCATATTTTTTCATCTCTTTCTTTAATTCTTCAATTTGTGCTTGTAAATATTCTATTTGAATGTCTTTATTGTCTTTAGATATTATCTCATTTAATTCATAGGTTTTTATTTCACCTTTTGCATTTTTAATCCATACAACAGACATATCTTTACTAAAATATGGTGTGTCGTTAAATACTAATTCTTTATTTACGTCTTCTATGTTATTTGCATATTTCATATTGCTATTTGGTGATGACGCAAGTTGAAATGTTTGATTTATGCTCGGTTGTTGTATTGGCTTCTGTAATTGCTCTTTCATCTTTTCTAGTTCTGCCATTTGACTGTTAATCCTATCTAATGCAGATTGATTATTGTATGGCATATATGGGTTGTTATACATTTTTACCTCCTATCAATGAAAAAAGAGTATATAGCATCCGTGTTTTAAACTGTATGCTTCAACTCTCCTTTCATGATATAAGTATAAATCGTATTATTCTTACAAAATAGCAAAAAAATAGCAACCTTACATAAGTAAGATTGCTTTCCAAGTTTGCATAAAGACATAATCCTGATATAATCTCTTTAATTTTTTTATTTCATATGTAATAGTTCTAGGGCTTACGCCTATTTCCATTGCTATCTTTACTGTACTTTCTTTTTTAATATACATATCTAATATGCGTTTTTGTTCCTCTGTTAAGTTAATACTACTAATAAAGTCATCGTATATTGCCTTTACCTTTAATTTATCGACCATTTGCCCACCTCGTTGCAATATAATACACTATTTTGAAATACTTTGAGAGCAAAAATAATGCAAAAAAATGCAATTAACTGCAAATAACTGCAAAGAATAGTTTAAAAAAAATACTTGCTTACTTTGTTATATATTTCTTGTTTGCGATAGTAAATAGTTCTCTCACTATACCCGGTTTTTATCATTATGCTTTTAATTGTTTCACCAGATAAGCATAAATCCAGAATTGTTTTCTCTTTTCTGCTTTCACGCAATATTCCCTTTTTGATAATAAAGTCATATGTTTCTTTAGACATATCAAAGTAATAATGTGGTTTTTTCATAATACACCCCCCAATTGGGTGCATATTATATAATAGAATTTATTTTAATGCAACAAAAAAGCCAATTAATGGCTTATTTTTTCCTCAATAACTTTTATATTTTGTTCAGCACGATACATCCTATCAATTAAATTATTGTGTTCATGAACCTTTTTATCTAATTCATCGATTCTATATAAAACTAGATCATTATTTCTTTTATTACTAGATATAGTGGCAACAACAGATGGTACTGCTACACACAAACCACTAATGATAGCGACTAATATTTGTTGCATATAACCCTCTTTCCAATACTCTTACATTCAAATTATATCACAATAAATAAGAAAAGGCAAATTGCCTTTTCTTATTTTAAACTGCCCCAAGTTCTAGGCCTTTGCCCTCTCCACAAACGCATCTTCTTATTAAGTTGCTGTTTGAAATATGCTTTTTCATCTAATATTTTACCGCATAAATGGCATACCCCAGAATATTGGACATAATCTTTGTTATTTTGATAACCACATTTTTCACATTTTATTCTGTTCAGTGGTTTCGTGTGTTTTCTTGCCATTTCTTCCTCCATAATTTAACACATATTCTAATTGTTTATTTGTCATATGAAAGAATCGGTTGACATACATAGTTAGTGTATATTGCCTTCCATATTCTTTTAACATTTTCTTTAATTCTCTATTTTTAATTATCATTATTGCACTCTCTTAAATCACCGCAATGACATCTAGGACATGATGATTGAACTGTATATGGTTTGCCACTTGGCCATTCATATCCACATTCTTCACATACATAATAATATTTTTGCTCTATTATAATTCTTCCATATTCAACATATATTCTTATTTCATCATCTTCTTCAATTTCAGATGATTTAATTATCTCTTTAGGAATGTTTACACTATAGCAATTTAATCTTCTTTCACCATTTGCTGTGCTGTAATAATTTTTGGCTAATCTTCCCACATCTCATCATTCCTCTCGTATTTTATCATTAGTTTGACATTGCCATAGTCATCATATGCTTGTAAAATAACCGTATCCATTGTTTCACATAAATTTTTTCTAATTGCCTCTTTATCCTCTTCAAACTTTTCATACAACTTATTAATTAATTCTTCTTTCATTATTTTTTCACCGTCCTTTTAGTGCATATAAACATTACATTGATAGGAATAAACATAATGCATGCTACATATAGCCTCCATACAGCCAAATCCTCTTTTGCTACTCCTTTATCTACCCAAATAGCAATTCCTATTTCAACCAATAATAATACCAATGCCCCTATTTTGTAATAGTTTACTTTCTTTTTCATTTCTTTTACCTCCTCTATTACAATATAAGTATAACATGGCTATATGGTTATGTCAATAATAATTTTATTAATTTACAAAAAAAGAACACAATAAGTGTTCTATAAGTTAGGTGTTTCACACAAAATAATTAAAATGTGAAGATACATAGTGCCTTTATTTAGCACCATTAGAATAGATATAAAGGCTACCACCTTTTCGTTTTAGTTTTTTAGTGTGAAGAAAATGCCACACCTACCGCAGGACATTCTAAACCTTAACCTACTTACTTCGGTTGTAAAACCCGCTCGGTTTTTATA